CTGGAAAGGTGAATCAGGAAGAGGTCACAGTTACATTTGATAACTTGTACAGACCTGATATTTCAAGTCAATTATGGAATTGGTTTAAAGCTATCTACAATCCTATGACTGGTAAATATAATGAAGCCAAAAAGCCTTTTAAGGCTAAGAGCTGTACTATTCTGCATTTAGATGCTCAAGGCCAACCAATAACTGAAACTAATCTTTATGGAGTTTATCCTAAGAGTTGGAAGACGGGGGAATTTAATTATTCCACTAACGAATTCCATACCATCGAACTAGTATTACGCTACGACTTTATGGAATCAAAAGCACACGCATAAAATTAACTAAATATTAGGACACCTAAGCCCAGCCTAGATTATTCTGGGTTGGGCTTTTCTATAATAAGTAGATACACATGAATTATTACTATGCTTTACTAGAAAGTTATGACCTCTTAAAAAAGAGAAAATTTAAACTTTCCCTAAGGGAGCAGGATGAAGATCCTGAAGCGCAAGCCAAAGCTTATGTATCTCAAGCTGGAGGAACAGAGGGGGGGATAAAAACTGGGATTGATGTTACAAGTCCTGATGGTCAGATGGGGAAAGTTTGGAAGGCAACTCGTAGTGGTAAAATTAATTTTGCCGATAATGAGGAAGGCCAGTTCTACGATGCGGTTACTCCAGGCACAGGAGCGGGATGGGATAAGCTCGTCTCCTTCCTTTCGGGGAAGAAGGAAGGTCAGGATCAACCAGATCCTGCGGGGGGAGGAGATGAAGAGGGGGGTGAAGATACTGCTGCTTCCCCCGAAGGAGCCGCTCCTGGCCCTGAAGACCCCTTAGTTGCTCCCCTCCTACAACAACGAGACTTAGCAATCGAAGGTCTAGACAAACTAGAGGAACTTCAATCGCCTAACTTTACCGCAGAGAAAACTGAAAAACTTAGGGAATTGCTAGACGGTTTGGGAGAGAACCCTACTCAAGATGAAATAGATTCCGTGACTTCATTAAATGACTTTTTACATTTACAAAAAACCATTCTAGAGGATCAAGATGGAGCAAGGGAGGGAAAATATGTACATGCTATTAATAGTTTCTGGCAAGAAAATGCTATAGAAGTTAATCAATACGGAGTAAAGTTTGGTAGTATGTGGTTTGAAACTACTCTTATGCAAGATAAAGATGGGGACGGTAGAATTACTGCTGAAGAGCTTGCACAAGAAGGCCCAATAACTGGAGCCATAGAACGGCTTGATCAATTACAGGCAGATAATGAGGGGGAGTTAGGACAGGGAAGTGCTGCCCAGAGAGCCCCTAGAGTTGATATTAGTGATAGTGGGACAGAAACAACCTTTAGAGGATCATCAGCAGAATTTCTAGCCGAAGCTACTGGTGCATATAGGGATTATTTAAATGCCTCAACTGAAGAGGAGCAGCGAGTTGCTGGCGAGAAACTATTTGAGAAGATAGCACAAGCCAGACAAATGACAGATTTAATAGGGCCTGATGGAAAGCCTATTTGCCGAAAAGATGATGCAGGTAACGACATAATGGGACCCACGGTGCCTGGGAAAAAGCCTAAATGTGACACAGTAAAGGTAGTAGCTTTAGATACCGCCCAAGTTCTTCAAATGTTTGCTAAAGGATCAGGAATTAGAGAAGGTGTAATGCTGTCTGATGATAAGGGTATTAGAGATGCAGCAGCCGTGTGGTTTATAGCCCGAAGACTAAGAAGGTCTGGATTAAGTAGAGACAAGGTACGAGAACTTTTAGAAAGGGCTACTGAAGATGATGGATTGGCAATAGCTATCATATTAGCTACCAATAGGCAATGGGAAGAAGATTATATGGGAGATTTTATTCCTACAACAACAAAAGCCGTAGGAGGTGGAGGAGAAATCGGTGGGAAAGAGGAGAAGATGACTGACCAAGGTGCTAAGGCAGATATGGTTGATACCTTTTGTAAGAGCCCCCAAGGAAAGCCTTATAAAGCTAAAGAGTTAAAAGCTCATTTTGAGTCTTTGCTATCCGATAAACAAAAAGCCCATTATGCTAAAGCATGTGGAGGGGATGGGGCTGGTATAGATGAGTTAGTAAGAGAAGCTCCGGTTGATCCAGCCAAACCAGATGGTGAAAAATGTTTAGAAGTTGATAGAGAATTAAAAGTTTTTTCAAATAAAAAAGGTGCAAAGCATAAGCTTGGTCAAATTGGAATAGCAAGTGTAAGAAGGGCTTGTAATGGGGGTACTGACCCTGCTGTAACCGCGAAGGGGAAGGAAGATTCTAACAAATGGACCGCAAACTCTTTAAAGTTTCTTGACAAAGTAAAAGACCGTTTAGATAAGTGTGGTCAGAAGGATGTTTTCCAAGGAATGTGTGACTACCAAGACAAGATAGATAAGGAAGCCAAAGATTTTGATACAGTGCTTAACAAACCTATAGCAAGCGTGAAACATGCTAAAGAAGCTTTACAAATATTTAGTGATAACTCATCTCTGAACGCCAAGGGGAGGATGAGAGTAGCAGCAGCACAATATGCAATTGATAGGACTCTTCCCAAAGGTGGTTCTTTAGAGGCGATTAAAGCGGAAGCTGCCAAGAAGAAGAAGAAAGATGGTACCCCTTATACTATAGATGAGTATTGTGATTATCAACTTGGGAAAGTAAAATCGAAGTTAACTGGCGCAATAATGCTGGAAGAATTGAACAAGGATACGGACTCGTCACGGGTAGTAAAGCGTGGATCCAAAGCAGAAAAATATCTTATCGGGCAGTATGCGATCACTGGGGGTTCTGATAGAGAATGTGTAAAACAAAAAAGACATTTAGAGGATGGCACTCAATCTATTTCTCTTAATAATGCAGAAGTTCAAGCTAATATGAAAGCTTTACAAGATGGAACTGGTAGAATTAGAAGGAGTACGGGTCTGGGCACCAAACTCTACCTTGAGGTTCGTGCTACAGATGATAAGGGAAAGTTAGTAGAACCCCCTAAGTGGGAAAAAAGAGCAGAAGGGGACACAGCAAGTAAGCCTTCGTCAGTTGTTTGGGAAAATACCCATACTATATCTCAAGGTATTGATAAGCCAGGAGAAGAGGGTTTCGATGCTGGGACACAAAACCCTGCTAATCAACCAGCCGATGAGAGTTTATTTAAAACTTTTCTTACAGGGCAACAAAAACTTCTGGAGAAACTTATTTCTCAAACCACATAGTATCCCAGCTTTTAATTATATCATCAAAGAGATATACTCTGTATACTCTATAGGGATCTTCTTTATGTATTTGTATATACTTATCTATATTTGTAAATATATCTTTGTATGTTATTATTAATATAGGTTTTCTATCTTGTTTAAAGACTATCATAGGAAGCTTGTCACACTTTTTCGAATCTTTCTCACACTGCTCTACAAATTCCCAGAGTTTAGATTTGTAATCATAGATACTGTATAGATTTATATTGTTGTAACCTTTTTTACACTCTATGCAGAACCTGAATCCCTCAGGTGTGATGAGGTCCCCATAGATCTTTAGGTGCTCAGGGAGCGTGTGGGTGGTAGCAAACGCACCAGATCCAGGACTTCTCGAAAATTCTGTAGTGTTGAATCTATCATTGAATAGCTGCGCCACTTGTCTTTCGAAAGAGTTACCCTTGGTGCGGCTGTTTTTCCTCTTCGGTTTTTTTCGTAGCTGAGATAAATCGTAGTTATCTTTCATGTTTTTACCCCCATCGTACTATAATAGGTCAGTTACTCATGTCACAAGAATTAAAGTTCGCTTTCAACCCAAAGGGTTGGAAGATCAAAACAGAATATCGGAGTAAAAACAGAATGAAATTTCAACTCAAACTAAACCAAGAAGAATCTGAGGCTTTTAAGAATTTTGCTAATGCCGTAAAGCCAGCAGAGTTAGGTATGCAGGATTTCGTACGATCCATCTTTTTTAATGGTGTACGGACTCTAGAAGAGCAGCTAACCGCTAATATGGTGCAGCACATGGAAGAGCATCGAGAAGAGTATGAGGCTTCCGGGTTTACCTTTGACGCATCTGGTAAGCTTACTGGAGTTGACGAGGCTACGGCTAGTGGTTCTATTGAAGTGGTAGAATAATGTATAAGCCTATCTTTCTCCGCACGGAGAATGAGCTTAATAAACTTTTGAGGAAGCAGAAGAAGTCTAAGCAAGGACTTTCTATATTGTTTACCTCATTGTGGGACGGTCCCTCTCAGGATCTTGTCGCTAAAATTAAGTTTAGGGAGCTATACAATCGGCATATAGACTATAGGGAACCGCTGTATATTGTGGACAGCTATACTATGCCCCATGCTTTCGTAATTTTTAAGACTTCTAAGTTGCCTCATTATGTGCAGTTGAAAAAGTCCTCGGTAAATTCTGTAGATTATTTGCCACATATTTATGAAGCACTTGGTTTGTAACCCCCTTTTACCTCTTCATACTCAAGAAGTTTTGTTTCATATTTTTTATTTTTAGTATAGAGGAGCTTCAGATTATTAACTATTACAGTTGTAAAATAGTTAAAGGCACTTCCTTTAGAAGGCTGAAAATTCTTAAGAGTTTTGAGAATTAGCAGGAAACATTCTTGTTTGGCATCATCTTTTTCAATTTTAAATTTAAAACTTTCGATAATATTTGTGATTAACAAATCAAACAGTCCTATTAACTCGTCTTCATATGTGCGTGAATCTTGAAGATAGAGGAGGATAATTTTTTCAAATCTATTGTTATCAATGTAATACACCTTTTTTCCCATATTATATAATAGACAATGAGTGAACTACGGAATATTTATGCGGGTCATGTTTCTCCGTTTGCTAATCCTTTATGTGATGGTTGTACAATTTTGGAGCAAACAAAGCCCGATCATGCTATACTAGATTATGATTCTCTTACTGAGCACAAAGTTTTATTCTTATCTGACTCCCTTAAGTATAAGAATGGTACGTACCATGCATTTTCTAGTCAGGAACGTCAGTTAATCGAAGGTATATACCAACCCCCTCCTCAGTATGCGGCTGCTGTTAAATGTCCTTCTGTGAAAGAAGGGGATATGACTCCAAGCAATATGAAATTATGTAGAGCCCATCTAGAGGCTACTATAGATAAGGTTAAGCCACGCCTTGTTTATACATGTGGAAATTTAGCAATGAAAATGCTAATTAAAAAGAGTGGCATCATGGATAAGAGAGGAAAATCTTATGAATTTACTACTGATTCTGGGCACACTTGTATTGTTGTCCCTATCTATCATCCTTATACGGTTATTAGAGAACCGCGACACACCTACCTCTTCGAAACGGATATTAAAAACGCATATGAAAAATATGTACTTGGCAAAAAGACTTCCTCACAATTCTCTTATGACGTGGCGACATCCATCGAAGAAGTAAAAAATATTTACGACATTCTTCGTGACTCGGAAGAAACTATGGCTGTAGATATTGAGACCACAGGTCTTAATTTTAAGAAGGATGAGATCATGACCATCGCTATCTCTTGTAAGGATAATACGTGGGTTATACCATGTAATCATAAGGATAGCCCGTTTCGCGTGGGGGAACCAGACTACTCTTTAATGTGGTCTTACTTGGCAAAGATTTTAGAGAACCCTAAGAATAAAAAAGTATTTCATAATGCTAAGTTCGATCTTAAGTTTTTACTAAAAGAGAATATTGATCCTAAGAATGTTTGGGATACTAAGATTATGCATCACCTTATTAATGAGAATGCTCCTAAGAGTTTGATGGACTTAATAAAGCTATACTTTGCTGATGAGTTGGAGAATCTCTAATGCTTACAGTAAATAATCCAAAAACATTCGATTGGGCAGGTATGTCCTTGTCTGATTGTTGTGAAGGTAATGCGGCGGATACTTACTTTACTCTAAAGCTCTTCAATTTAATTGAAGAGAAGCTTAAAGACCTAGGGATGGAGAAGATTGTTTCCCAGTTAGTGATGCCCTCTCTTTCCACCTTTGCTGAGATGGAATATAGGGGGATGCAGGTAAGTGAGTCTAAATTGAAAGAGGTGGGAAGACATTTAATGGCTGCTAATATCCAACAAGAAGATACTCTGTATGAGTTTGATGAAATACAAACTGAGGATAATTTGTCTTCGAATAATGATCTTATTGAGGTTCTGTATACTAGGGATGGGGGCTTTGGAATGTATCCACCTGACAGAACAATGAAGGGTAGCCCTTCTGTCTCAGCCCCTACTTTGAAGTTGTTACTATCCCAGATAGAAGAGGAGTTAGAGAAACGTGGGTAAGTGGAGTTATAGAGATGAAAGTAAAAAGATTAGCAAGTCTGTTCTTCAAGAGAAGAGTACCCCTCAATTAAAAACTGCTCAAAGATTTCTCAAAAATTTATTAGAATTGAGGAAGGCTCAGAAGCTAGAAAAGACTTACATTGTAGGAACAAAAAAGGCTATTAAATATAATGAAGAGCCTACAATTTTTGTAGACTATAGGTTTGACGGAACCTCTACAGGTAGGCTTTCTTGCGCGTCATATACTGCTAAGAAACCAATGGGAGTATCGTTTCATACTCTACCTAGAGAGAAGGAGAATAACATTAGGAGTCTTTTTGTGGCACCTAAAGACCACTACTTCATTACGGTGGACTATGCCGCCATGGAGTTGCGTGTTCTCGCACACATAGCTAAGGAGGGGAATATGCAATTGGCATTTAACAAGGGGGAGGATCTCCATACCTATACTGCTAAGATGCTTTTTAATAAAACTCAGGTTACGAAAACTGAGCGGCAGATTGCTAAGGCTGTATCCTTTTTGATTGTATATGGGGGAGGGGCCTTCAATCTCGCGGAGACCACAGGTATTTCCATGCATAGGGCAGACAAAATTATTAAGAATTACCGCAATGTATACCCAGGCATTTTTGAATACATGGATTTTATTCAGAGCTTTATTAAGAATAATAAATATGCCTATACTATCTTTGGAAGAAGGAGAAATCTCCCAGATATTGGCTCAAAAGATTTCTCCATAAAGAACCGAGCTTTCCGTCAGGGGCTCAATTTTACCATCCAGTCCACTGCATCAGATGTACTATTATGTGGGCTCTTGGGGGCACACAGACGGCTTAAAAGGGAAGCTGTTCGGGCATACCCTGTGGCTACTGTCCATGACAGCTTAGAAGTGGTGTGCCACAAAGAAGACTTGGCAAAATGTCTCGAAATCCTCTATGATGAACTAGTGAACTACCCCTTTATCAAGGATAAATTTAACATTCATTTTGATGTTCCACTTAAAATTGACGCTGAGGTGGGGTACTCTTTTGGTGATGGTGTCGAGGTGGACTTCCATAATGGGAAGCCCCAAAACCTTAGTAAAATCGAGGAGTATTTAAATGCTTGAAGTTGAAATGGCTCGTAGTATGAAAAAGTGTAACAAGTGTTTACAGGTATTAGACGAGTCAGAGTTTTGTTTTCACAGTGCGTCGAACTATCGTCGCCCCGAATGCAAGAAGTGTAACAATAAACTAGCGAGAGAACGTAAAGCCTTACATAAGAAGCATGGTCCCCCTCCTAATAATCACACTTGCCCTATTTGTTTAAGAACAGAAGACCAAGTGCATGGATTAGGAGGTAAGAATCTAGGCTCTTGGGTTTTAGATCATGATCATGTTAGCAAAGATTTTAGGGGGTGGCTATGTCATCCTTGTAATAAGGGTTTGGGACTCTTTAAGGAAGATACACTCAAATTAGAAAGAGCCAAACGCTATCTGAGAGTTAAAAAGTGGTGGCACTTTTGGAAATAGGATGATAGGATTAAATGAAGATTAAGTGTTTAGATCAGGGAATTGTGGAGCTAATTAATAATACTCCTAACGGAGATTTATTGGTAGTGAATGCGGCTCGATGCTCCTTTGATAAGCAGCATGAGGTTTTCATACACCCGAGCGATACGAAGCTTGTTAATTATCTTGCAAAGCATAAGCATGTATTACCCTTCCGTCATCCTTCTGCAACCCTTAGAATAGTTGCGCCCCTATTTGTGCTGCGTCAATTAGGCAAGCATCAGGTAGGTTTTTCGTGGAGTGAGGTATCTCGGCGTTATATTAGTGATGATCCTAAGTTCCATACTCCTAAAGGATGTTGGAGAGAAGCATCTAACGATGTAAAACAAGGAAGTTCTTCTGCTTACATTAATTCAGAAAGTGCTTTTGTTACAGATGACATGTTGAATGAGCATTACAAAAATTCTATGAGGGTTTATAAATATTTTCTTCAGTCTGATATCTGTCCTGAACAAGCTAGGATGATTTTGCCTCAGTCGATGTATAGTACAACGGTGACAACAGCAACTCTGTTAGGTTGGCATCATCTGTATACTTTAAGGACAGAGGAACACACTCAACAAGAGACTAGGGAATATGCAAAAGCGGTTGGCGAGATAATGTCTACAATTTTTCCTTATAGTTGGAGAGCTTTATGCGAACCCTCCTAATCACAGATTTACATCTTAATTCCAGAGTAAGAGGTCTTCTGGAGGCTCAATGTAATTGTATCTCTAAAATCTATAAGGAAGAGCAACCTGATGACGTAATTATTATGGGGGATGTGTTTATGTATCGTAAGCCTTCCCCCAGTGAACTGCTAGGGTTCAGGAAGATTTTAAATGGAATGATTACTTCAGATGTTGTAGTGATACGAGGTAATCATGATAGCGAAACAAAGGCTGATGATGGGGTAACAGCGTTGAGTTTATACGAAAAGACACCCATCGTTCAGATTGTTACTCAGACGTACACGCACTATTATAAAGGAAGGGTTTACATCCCGCATTATGAAAATGAACAAACTATTATCTCTGCTTTGGAAGTGGTTCCTGAGAATTATACGGTATTCGGTCACTTTGGTTACGATGGTTGTCTTAATTCCGCTGGTGACATGGACTTTGGCATCAGTCTGTCTAACTTTACTGCTGATACTTTTCTGGGGCATATTCATGGTTTTTGTGAGAGACAAGGAGGACCACGACAAGCTCATAGCAGAGTAGTATGTTTAGGAACTCCTTATACTACTAATTATGGGGAGTGCTTTAAGGATAACTTCTACGCTATTCTGGATGACTGCGGTCCAGCAGCACCAGACACTGCTTTAGGGATGGCTGTTCCTTGGTTGCGGTCTGAGGAGGGGGGACTGCGTGATACTGTGGAATTTAAACCTGTTACTCATGGTCCCCGTCATTTAGTATATCGTGCTCAAGAACTAGAAAATAATTTAGATACTATTAATGATCCTAATTACTTTACTTTCTTAAGAATAATGATAGACGCAGAGCATTTTCCTATTCCTTATGATAAATTAGACGTTGCTTATTATGACGTGAAATATTCTCCTGTTTTTAATGAGGATGAAATTTCTACTTACTCTTCTGAGCGGGATCTATTTTCTATTAACGATGTAATAATTTCTGATTACATTAAGGAAGCTAATTCAACAATTCCAACGGAGACGTTGATGGAGGGCTATAGGTTACTTCAAGATGAAAATTGAAAAAATTAAGATCCAAAATTTTTATTCATTCAAAGATGCTTCTGTAAACTTCGGAGACTATAGGGGGCTTACAGTAATTAAGGGAAAGAATAAAGATACTGGAGGATCTAACGGTTCTGGGAAGAGCGTGTTGGTGGAGGCAGTTTACTTTGGTTTGACGGGTAAGACCATCAGGAAAAGTACAGAAGATAGTTTGGTTAATAATGTAGCTAAGAAGCATTGTATGGTAGAGATTCATCTAACCCACAACAATGAACGTGTGATTATCACCAGACATAAAAAGCCTACTAGGCTGGAGTTCCATGTAGGAGAGGAGAATAGAACTAAAGATAATGTGGGGGCTACACAGGCAGAGATTAATTCTGTTTTAAATATAAACCATAAGGTGTTGTTAGCTTCTATGTTTTTTGGACAGTCTAATGATGTAAGTTTCTTAGATTCTACTGCTGATGATAAGCGAACAATCATTAGAAATTTTCTGAATCTTGAAGACCTCTTTTCTATGAGGGATAAAATTAAGACTCATAAGTCTACCTTTTATCAGGGCGCGAAAGAAAAAGAGGCAGTCATCGCAGAGACTATTAAAAATATTAATAATTTAGATAAAAAAATTGAGACTATAGCTCATGCAAAGAAGGCGTTTTCAACTTACGATGAATACACCCTAAGTCTCTCGCTGGAGGATATCTTAGACGGAGAGAAGAAGGAGTTTGATTTAGACTGTAATATCTCTGCCCAACAGAAGGAAATAGGAGCA